TATAGCCTTTCACGTAGAGGCCGCCTGTGGCGTCTGGGGCGCGGCTAAGGACGTTCTGGGGTAGCTTTCCCCTCGGCACCTCTCGCAGCTCTATCACCTTGCCGATGGGTTGCATGAAGTTGTGGATGTAGTATATCTTGACGCGATCCCCCATCTCCTTGATGGTCTTGGTAAATGCGCCCTTGACTATTACATCTCTACCGTCATCCACGTTGCCCATTACGGCAGCAAATCCCTGGAAGGTGCGGGCCTCGGGGTCTAGCCCCTTCTCCTCTAGTTCAAATGGAAACGATTTTCTCTCCATGATTAGCTCCTATCCCTCTACCGCTGGTTCCGGCTCTTCTACGGTGATTCCCAAGGCCCTCTCAAACTCTTCTGCCATCTCTTGACACAATAGTCGGCCGCGCTCACGGATACATGCCTCGGCCTTCGGCCAGAACTCTACTTCGTCACGAATCAGCTCCTCAGAAATGCGAATCATCTCCTCCTCCTATTAGCCCTTGACTATGAAGTGGAATATCCGGTCTTCGCCTTGGTCCGCGCTAGTAACGACTTTGACCCACCTGTATGCAGACAACGCGCCCATGTCGCCACTGTGAATCGCCATGTTTCCCGTCGTGGCCGTGATAGTGACGACGGCACCCGCAGCATTGCGTACCGCCCTATAGAATCCGGCCTCGGTCTCTGATGCGGTGAAGGTCACGTTGCAGTTCGTCAGCGTCGGTATGATCAGCCCAATCGTCCCATAGCCCCGCAGATCCACGGCATTGCTGTTGTTATCCTGCACCCCAGATCTGACGATTGCGTCCTCTATCCGGTGAGTCCTGCGAGCCATGCCGGGCAATTCCCAGTCATCCCGAATCATGTAGTTCCAATAGACTTGTTGCATCTCTTATCCCTTCACCAAAAAGTGCAATATGCGCTCGGCGTTCTGTTCCACCGTGGGGACGATCTTGACCCATCTATATGCTCCGAGTCCAGCCAAGCCATCTGTGTCAATAGCCCGATCTCCAGCACCCGTTGTAATCGTCCACGGCGTCCCGTCACTGTTATTAATGATGCGGTATACTCCAGTCTCAGTCTCCGAAACATAGAAGGTGAGGTCAGCGAGATTATCTAGCTCAGGAATTACCAGGCCAATCGTTCCATAGCCGCGCAAGTCCACGGCGTTGCTCGGCGGACAGCCTGCCTCTCCGGGTAGGATAACATCCTCTATCCGGTGGGTGCGCCGGGCCAATCCGGGCAGCTCCCAATCGTCGTGAATCTTATAATTCCAGTATACTTGCTCCACGTCTCTCTCCTATTCCACTACTGCTAAGGGCACGCACTCACAATGCGGATGCAGCGGTGGGCACCCAATATCCGTATAAGTGACCTTCATAACATGACCCTCGGCATCTGTTAGTTCATCGCCCAGATTGGCAAAGTTCTCCTCGATGGCAATGGTTTTTCCATCTAGCTCTGCGCACCATGAACAGCAATCAGGAAAGGCGTGCCAGCCGATTGTCCTGACTCCTGCGTCTTGCCAGGCGAACTTCGTGCCATAATTGGATGACCGCATGGTCTCGGTCCTGGCGATCTTCATAGCCCGCGCCTGGTCGAAGATCGGATTGCCCGCCGCGTCAGTCAGGTTCATCAGTGCTGTTCTAGTTTGTGTGACTGTCCAGCCCTCACTCTGCGCTGTGGCAACCATCTCGCGCAGGGCGCTTTCAGTGACGCCGCTGATGCCCTTGGCAAACTCCATCGTGTAGCCGTCTAGGAACTGTTGAACCTCTGGCCTCTCAATGTCCCAGGAGATGCCGTAGGCGGCCAGCACGTTTTCCATCTGCGCCCCGAGCAACGACGCGAACAGCGGCAGGAATGCTTGTCTCCAGCCGTCCTTGCTGACCATCAGGTACGTCATACCCGCGTCAAGGAAGGTTCGATATGGCGCAGCCTGCTTGGATGCCTTGCCCTCACGTTTGAGAATCTTTGCCAGTTCGGCCTTGTCCTGTTGGAGCAGGTCAAGCGCCGTTTCCTCGAATCGACCCCTCCACACCCGCGCCGTGAGCCTGATGCTCGTGGCCCAACGCTCCTTTGCTTCTTCGGACACTTGCGCGGATTTAAGTTGCTTGGCCCCTGGCAGCTCCGTGGGCGCGGCTGGCTGTGGCTCTTCGCCTGGCACGACGGCCTGGAGCATAAGAGGTCGCAAGAATACATCTGTGCCCTCCATGTATTCTAGCCCTGCCATGCTCCGCGCTTCGCTCACCAGCACCCAGCTCTTTTCGACGCCGGCATTCACCCGCTCCCATAGCTCCTTGACCTCTTCCTGTAGGGCCTTGACGCCTGAGAAGTCAAACCTCACCCGAATGTCCCGGCCAAACTCCGGCGCCAGGTGCAGATTGAGACAGTCCTGTATCCTCCGGTAGTGCGGGGTCAGCGTTTGCAGCCAGAAGGATGCCTGCGACTCCTGGAAGTTTGAAAAGGTGCTGCGCTCCAACCCCGAGAATGCCCCTATGATGATAGGCGGCACTTGATAGACCATGCAGATTCGCGTCTCTGTGATCTGCCTCAAGTTCGGAAAGTCCATGTCCTTGAAGCTATCCGCCATACTGACCCATTCCGTGCCTTCGGCCAGGATTAGCGGCTTGTGCCACTGCGCCTTGCCGCTGTGCATCCCCAAGTAAGCTTCCTCAATCCTTTTGCGTTCGGCTGGGTCTATGTAGCCCGCGACCTTGAACATGCCGAATGGGATGCCCGCATTCTTGAAGAAGCTGTTGACGAAATCGGTGGCGCTGTTGTCCGTGTCCCCTTCCCTGGCGGCTGCGGCCAGCGGCGGGAAGCCCCACAGCTTTTCGCGTGGGTGCGGTCTCTTGAAGTGAATCACGTTCTCAGCGGGCAATTGAACGCTATCTGCGCCGCTTCTCCACTCATACGCCTGGACACTTCTCTTGACCCGTTGCCCTGGCTTGGAGGGTACAGCGATGATCTTCACCCGCTGCGGCCACATCGGCCACAGACCCACCACCCGGCCTGCCCTGCTGCGCTCCTTCTCGTAGAACATATTGCCAGCAATGCTGTCGTACATGGTGAGTTCAAACAGGAACTCGTAGCCGCTCATCTCGGGGTTGGGCTTGTCCAAGAGCTGCTTTAGCGCGTGGTCCGGTCTCTCCTCCCACCCGTCCTTGACCCGCTGCTCTACGATCAGGTTGGCCTCTGATGCGCTGGACGCCAGTTCGTTGACACAGGCGTACACGACCGCATTCTTCTCATAGCCGTCTTTGGAAAGGGTCTCGAAGTCCGTCTTTGGATAGCTCGCCACCCCGTCATTGCCGATGGGCAAGCCGGTGATGGCTTTCTGCCCACGGAATATGTATGGCACTGCCTCTCTCAGTCTGTCAATGAGTCCCATTCACTCCGTCCAAATAATCGGGTAACCAAGCAATGTCTCTGGTTCTGGCGTGTTGTTGTTGTATCCGCCTAGCCGTGCCATGTAGAAGCACTTCAGCCAAAGCATAGGGCCGCCAACGGGAAGGAATCTCTGCCCGTCCTTAGCTGCCTCCTCTAAGGCGGTGAGTGTGGCTTGTTCTCGCGGTCTGTCAATGAGGGTCATGAACTCTCCATGTACTCAGAGCGGGCGCAGATGATGTCATTCATCCTCGGGCAGTTCTTCCCAAACGGCAGTCCAATATGCCTGCCATGTATTCCAGGCATCAATGAGACCCCGCGCAGGGTTCTCCGCTAATAGCTGGTCAATGAAAGCGGCCACGTCTTGCTTCGTTATCGGTTCCGTTGGTTGATTCATTTCCATCAGTAGTAGAATGCCGGCGCTTGACCCAACATTTGTACAGCGCCACTCACAGCATCAATCTGATCGTCATGCAAAGTTTCTGGAAACGCGCACACTTCGTCTAGCCATGCCGCGTTCCACGCCCCCCTCACGAACGCCATCATGTTTTGCTCTGCTCGAGCCAGCCAGGGGTTTGCCCGCGTCAGCTTGTCCGTGGTCACTTCGACTTGGCGGAACGGAATGCCTACCAGCTTGGGCTCCCTTGTGAGTGTTTGATACATGCCCCGCTGCACCCCCGCAGCCTCCACGCCCTGTGTGACAGCCATGCCGTCCATCAGGGCCGTCTCACGAATCACCTTGACGGCATCGGGCCACTCCCACCGGCCCCGAGCTACATCTGCTATGACCAACAGGCCCTTGCTCGTTAGCCCCACCTTTGCCCCTACCGTGTAGTCTGCTGATGTCTTGGTACTGGCTGCGAGATCCCAGAAGCGCACGTACCGGATATTCTCGGGTGCCTTCTCTACCGTATGGAACCACTCACGCTGGAAGAGTGCCCCGGCAAGCTGTACGAACTCCGCCTCATACTCCTGACGGAAGATTAGGGAGGGCAGGAGCTTCCTTGCCGCCTCTATTTCCTCCGGGTCTATGAAGGGGTTGTCCCGTGTCGGATGCTGGAAGGCGGCCCAGCCCTCCATCAGCCCCGCGTTCTTGTAAAGTTCCCAGAAGTGATTGAACCCCTTGGGCGTCGATATGAATACGGCCTTGCCCTTGCGATCCGACAGCGCGGGCCTCAGTGCTTGGCCCCATGCTTCGTCAAACTTCGGCATGTGGGCCGTTTCGTCTATGATGACTAGATCAAGCCCTTCGCCCCTCAAGCCCTCCGGCTGCTCTGCCGACTTGACCTGTACCCATCCGCCGCCGGGATAGTGTATGGTTCTCGTGGTCTTGATCGGCAACGCCCCTGGTATCTGGTACGCTAGGTGCATCAGGGGCCGCCAGCCCACAGATGCGGTTGGATATGTTGGCCCTACCCACCAGGCCCTCTTCCCCTCCAGCCCCGCTTCGGTACACAGTGCAACGCCTAATCTAGTCTTGCCCCACCGCCTGCCAGCGTCTATTACTATGAAGCGGGCGGAACATTCCCTAATTTGCCGCTGGCCGCCATTATGGAGCCTCGGAAGTGTCAGGTTCAGCGTTGTCATCATCCCAAGTCAGCTTGATAGTCGTATCCTCCCGAGTTTCGATTTTCA